TCCCTTGAGGACTGGTATGCGGCGAAGTACACGGTCTACGACACCGACGCGCTCGCGCCCGACGAGGTCAAGCGCCTCGAGCGCGACATGCCCGAGGCTGCGTTCGCACGCGAATACCTGTGCGACTTCAGCGCAGCAGGCGACGATCAGCTCATTGCGCTCGCCGACGCCGAGAACGCCGCGCAGCGCGAGTACCCAGACGGCGACATCATCGACCAGCCACTCATCGTCGGCGTGGACCCGGCCCGGTTCGGGGATGACCGCAGCGTGATCGTCCTGCGCCAGGGGCTCCGCATGGAGCCGCCCATCGTCCATCACGGCATCGACAACATGGCGCTCGCCGCAGCCATCGCCAACGTCATCGAGGACCGCGACCCGGACGCTGTGTTCATCGACGCCGGGGCAGGCGCTGGCGTCATCGACCGCCTGCGGCAGCTCGGCTACGACGTAACCGAGGTCGCGTTCGGCGGCAAGGCGACCTACGCCAACCTGTTCGTCAACAAGCGCACCGAGATGTGGTGGGCCATACGCGAGTGGATACAGGCGGGCGGCTCAATCCCCAACGACATCACGCTGAAGCAGGAAATCAGCACGCCGATCTACTGGTACGACGCCGCCGGCAAGCGCGTGCTCGAGTCGAAGGACGAGATCAAGAAGCGGCTCCAGGGCGGCGGCAGCCCGGACATGGCCGACGCGCTCTGCCTCACGTTCGCCTACCCGGTCGCCAAGATGCTGCCGCGTGAGGTGCGCGAGAAGATCGACACGCGACCGACCGACTACGACCCGTACGAAGAGATCAGTACCCGTAACCGCTAGACGGAGGTCTACAGTCATGGTCAGGCAGGCAACCGAGCAGGACATCGACCAATTGACCGCAATGGCCCGCGATTTCATCGGCTACAGCGCGTACGGCACGATGATCGAGCCGTCCGACGATGACATTCGCACGGGCATTTCGGCCATCGTCCGCTCCGGCGGCATGTTCGTCGCGGAGGTCGAAGGCAAGGTGGTCGGGGCCATCGCGGGCGCAATCGCGCCCATGTGGTTTGCGCCGAGCATCCCGTGCGCCATTGAACTGGCGTGGTGGGTGGACCCAGCGCACCGCATGACGCGCATCCCTTTCCGCCTCATGGCGGCGCTCGAGGGCTGGGCCAAGGACGCAGGCGCAAGGTTCCTGTGCATGAGCGAGCTCGTCGTGGACGGCGAGACGCCCATCGCCAAGATGCTTGCCCGCATGGGTTACGTCAACACCGAACGTTCGCACGTCAAGGAGATATGACATGGCAGCGATTTCGTCCATCCTCGCAGGCATCGCAGCGGGCGCAGCAGCCGCCGGAACCGGGTACGCCATCGTCGCCGGCGAGCGTGGCGCGTCCATGCAGCAGCAGGCGATGGGCCAGCAGAAGCAGGCGCAGGACGCCGCAGCCGCCCAGGCTCGCAGCCAGCAGCGCCGCAGCCAGCAGGCAATGGCCGCCGCCAACCGCGCCGAGCCCGCCGTCGCCGACATCATGGGACGTGCCGCCGCCGAGATGGGTGGCGGTCCCTCGAGCACCATGCTCACCGGGCCGATGGGCGTGAACCCGCAGGAACTTCAGCTCGGCCGCACCTCTCTCCTCGGGGGCTAAATGAGCGAGTACACCGGAGACAATCAGTCGTATCCCGGCGCTCCCACGCGGGATCGACTGTTCACCCGGTGGGGCCAGCTCAAGAGCGAGCGTGCATCCTGGTACGCGCACTGGCAGGAACTCACCTCCTACATCCTGCCGCGCAATGGTCGCTACTTCCGGCAGGACCGCGACCGCGGCTACCGCCGCCACAACAACATCTACGACTCAACCGGCACCCGCGCCCTGCGCGTCCTCGGTGCTGGCATGATGTCGGGCGCGACCTCGCCGGCACGGCAGTGGTTCCGCCTTGCCACGCCGGACCCGGAGCTCAACTCGTACGACCCGGTCAAGCTCTGGCTCGATGACGTGACCAAGCGCATGCAGCGCGTGTTCCAGAAGTCGAACACCTACAACGCGCTGCATCAGATGTACGAGGAGCTCGGCACGTTCGGCACCGCAGCCACCATCCTGCTCCCCGACTACCAGAGCGTCATCCACCACTACCCGCTGACCTGCGGCGAGTACTGCATCTCAACCGACGCAAAGGGCCGCGTCTGCACGTTGTACCGCGAGTTCGAGATGACCGTCTCGCAGGTGGTCAAGGAGTTCGGCCTTGAGAAGTGCAGCGTGTCGGTGCAGAACATGTACCGCACCGGGAACCTTGACCAGTGGGTGCCCGTGATCCACGCCATCGAGCCTCGCGCCGACCGCGACATCGGCAAGCGCGACGCCAAGAACATGCCGTGGGGTTCGTATTACTTCGAGGTCGGCGGCGAGGAAGGCGTGTTCCTGCGCGAGAGCGGGTTCCAGTACTTCCCGGCGCTCTGCCCGCGCTGGTCGGTAGTTGGCGGCGACATCTACGGCAACAGCCCTGGCATGGAGGCGCTCGGAGACATCAAGCAACTCCAACACGAGCAGCTCCGCAAGGCGCAGGCCATCGACTACCAGACCAAGCCGCCGCTTCAGGTGCCGGCGTCCATGAAGAACCGCGACGTGGAGACGCTCCCGGGCGGAGTGTCGTACTACGACGGGCAGTCCAACGGGATCAAGACCGCGTTCGAGGTCAACCTGAACCTCCAGTACCTGCTGAACGACATCATGGACTGCCGCGAGCGCGTGCGTGGTTCGTTCTACGCCGACCTGTTCCTGATGCTCGCCAATACCCCGAACACCCGCATGACTGCCACCGAGGTCGCCGAGCGCCACGAGGAGAAGCTCCTCATGCTCGGCCCGGTCCTTGAGCGCCTGCATAACGAGCTGCTTTCGCCGCTCGTGGACATCACGTTCACGCGCATGGTGGCGTCTGGGGCATTGCCGCCGGCACCGCAGGAATTGCAGGGAATGGACCTAAACGTGGAGTTCGTCAGCATGCTGGCGCAGGCGCAGCGTGCCATCGGCACCAACGCCGTGGACCGCTTCGTCGGGAACCTCGGGGCCATCGCCCGCATGAAGCCCGACATCCTCGACAAGTTCGATCAGGACCAGTGGGCCGACGTATACGCCGACATGCTCGGCGTGGACCCGTCGCTCATCATCGCCGACAAGGAAGTCGCGCTCCTGCGCGACGCCCGCAATCAGGCGATGGCTGCGAAGGAACAGGCAGCCGCGCTTCAGCAGACCTCGCAGAGCGTCAAGAACATGGCGCAGGCACCGACTGGGCAGCAGAACGCACTCACCGACGTGATGAACATGTTCTCGGGGTACGGCTCGCCCTCTGGTGTTGAGGTCTAACAGTACCCGTAAGCATTAGCCACAGGGATACAGTCCCGCCGTGAGCAATTACGACCCCCTCGACCTGCGGGGCCAGGAGCGCGACAGAGCCGACAAAGAGCTCCGTGAGCGTCTGGAACGGCAGAACGAGGAGGCCGACGTGAAGTGGCTCATGTCCAGCAAGCGAGGCCGTCGCATTGTGTGGCGGCTGCTGGACCAGGCGGGCGTGTTCCGCAGTTCCTTCAACACCAACGCGATGTCGATGGCATTCGCGGAGGGCGGCAGGAACTACGGGCTACGAATGCTCGGCATGGTCCATGCGCTCTGCCCGGAGCAATACCCGGCAATGATGAAGGAACAGGCACACGATGAACGAACCAACGATGATGGAAACGGCTGAAACCAACACGACAGCCGCTCCCGCATCCGATGCTGCCGCAGTTGTCTCGGCGACGGCCGAGAAGCTCTACGGCAGCGAGCAGAAGGCGACCACGACCCAGGGCCGGCAAGCCGCGGATGCGGCCGCTGCCGGCAAGGCTCCTGAAGCCAACGACGCCAAGGCCGCCGAGGCACCAGCCGACGCCAAGCCGACCGCGCCGGAAACCTACGAGTTCAAGGCACCGGAGGGTCGAACGTTCGACTCCGAGGTCATTGCCGAGTACTCGAAGGTGGCGAAGGAGCTGAACCTGTCGCAGGAAGCCGCGCAGCGCGTCCTTGACGCAGTCGGCCCCAAGCTGGCTGAACGTCAGGCGGCGCAGATCGAGGCCGTCCGCACCGGATGGGCCGACAGCAGCAAGGCCGACAAGGAGTTTGGCGGCGAGCGTCTGTCGGAGAACCTGTCCGTGGCGAAGAAGGCGCTCGATGCGTTCGGCACCTCCGAACTCCGCAGCCTGCTCAACGAGTCCGGCCTCGGGAACCACCCGGAAGTGATCCGGTTCATGTTCCGCGCCGGGAAGGCGATCAGCGAGGACAGCATGGTCACGGGCAACAAGGGCGAAGCCAGACCGGCCGGACCCCGCTCGTTCAATGACCTCGCCGACGCCCTGTACTCCACTAGCACCTAAACCCACGAAAGGGAAACCACAATGGCAGTTCTTTCCAGCACCAACCTGACGCTCGCCGATTGGGCGAAGCGCACCGATCCCGAGGGCCGTGTTCCGGTCATCGCGGAACTCCTCTCCCAGTCGAACGAGATCCTCGAGGACTGCGTGTTCAAGGAGGGCAACCTGCCCACCGGCGAGCGCGTCGTGATCCGCACCGGCCTCCCGGCCGTGTACTGGCGCGCCCTCAACCAGGGCATCCCGAACAGCAAGAGCACGACTGCCCAGGTCGATGAGGCCTGCGGCATCCTTGAGGCTCGCAGCGAGGTCGATAAGGATCTCGCCATGCTGAACGGCAACACCTCGCAGTTCCGCCTGTCCGAGGACGTGGCATTCCTCGAAGCCATGAACCAGACGCAGGCGACCACGATGTTCTATGGCAACCCCGCCATCGAGCCGAAGTCGTTCCTCGGCCTCGCGGCGCGGTACTCGGCGGCCCCCGGCTCGTCGGGCATCGGTCAGAACATCATTGAAGGCGGCGGCACCAGCACCGACAACACCTCGGTGTACCTCGTTGTCTGGGGCGACAACACCGTCTACTGCCCGTTCCCGAAGGGTTCGACGGCCGGCCTGATGCACGAGGATCTCGGCGAGCAGACCGTCTATGACGGCAACAACCGTCTCCAGGCTTACGCCACCCGTTATCAGTGGAAGAACGGTCTGGTCGTGAAGGACTGGCGCTACGTTGTCCGCATCGCCAACATCGACGTGAGCGATCTCGTTGGTGTGACCGGAACGCAGGCCAATACCGCTGCGACCGACCTCGTGAAGCTCATGGCACGCGCCATGTACCGCATCCCGAACATGTCGATGGGCCGTGCTGCCTTCTACATGAACCGCACCGTCCATAGCGGACTTGCCGTGAAGGCAATGGATCGCAGCCAGAACGTTCTGGCCGTGAATCAGGGTCTGTCGCAGTTCGGTACCCCCTATTCGTGGCTGTCGTTCCTCGGCGTTCCGTGCCGCCGTGTCGATGCCCTCATCAACGCAGAAGCTCGCCTTACCTGATAGGTAAGAAAGAAAGGACACACAATGATTCTTGACCAGAACCTCCGCCTCGGCAACACCGGGGCTATCACTTCGGCCGCCACGTACATCACCGGCACCAGCGGCACGCCGGACGTGGTCGATCTCCAGAGCAACACCGCCTACACCGCCACGGTGAGCGGCTCGCTCTACACGGTCGGCCAGGGCACCCAGAACCGAGACATCGGCGAGGGCCGCGACCTCTACGTGCTGTTCACCGTCACGACCGCCCTCGCGGGCGGCACGAACGCCACGTTCCAGGTGGTCGCCTCCTCGTCCTCCACGCTTGCCTCCGGCAACATCGTGGTCGGCGAGGTCGGCGTCATCACCACCGCGAACCTCGCTGCTGGCCGGCAGGTCGTGGTCCGCATCAGCCCGCAGCAAATCGCTGCTGCTGGCCTGCGATACCTCGGCGCGCAGGTCGTGACCACCGGCACCCACACCGCCGGCGTCATCAGCGCGGACATCGTCATGGACATCCAGGACGGTCGTGCGGTGTACGCGTCCGGCTTCACGGTCGCCTGATAGGAGCTATCCATGCCGAAGGTCAAGGCCAAGATTCTCTGCTTCGTGGACAACGGGCTGCGCCAGCCCGGAGACGTGTTCGAGTACAAGGGACCGCGCAACCATCACCTCGAGTATCTCGAGGAAGTGGAAGCGGAACCGGAGCCGACCGTTTCCGACGCTCCGCCTCGCCGTCTCCGCAAAGGCAAGGTGGCCGAAACCGCAGGCACGGAGTGAGCTTGTAACGAGTTAGTGAACAGGGAGGGGCGTCGGCGGGAAACCACGGCGCCCCTCCCGTCCTACGGGAGGAGCGAATAATTTGCCATCGGTCGTGGAAATCTGCAATCTCGCCCTCGCGCACCTCGGGGACGATGCGACCGTCGCCAGCATCGACCCGCCGGAGGGATCAGCGCAGGCCGAGCACTGCGCCCGGTTCTACCCGAGCGCACGTGACATGCTCCTCCAGATGCACACGTGGTCGTTCGCATCGCGGCGCGTCAGCCTCGCGCAGG